CAATGCCTGTGGTTACAAATTGCCCATTTTCGTATTTCTTAGAACGAATATAGTCATCACTCATAAAAATAGCCCATTCGCCATCCTCTATAGAGTTTAAAGCATAATTAAAGTTGTTTTGTATACCTTTTGGCTCTTTTGTTTCTATAAGAGTGCCATGCTCAGAAATACAAGTAAATTTATCCGCATTGTTGTGGCATAAAACTATATGCTTTTCTTTATGTTTACCCAGTTCTAAAGAAGTCGTTGCCTCTTTAAATCTGTCGTAATACATTAAAAAAATTTTCACAGTTTGGCTTTTTCTTTGCGTAACATTTCAATCAACATATAACCGATATATGCGCCCTCTTTGCGCCAAAACGATACCAATTCCTGCGCTTCTGCGTAATGGTCAGGCTCAAATTCAATCTGTATGGCTTTGCGGATGCCATCAGCCATATCGTCTAATTGGTCATTTATGCTGTCAGGAGCATCGTCTAACACGCTGTAATCTATATCGCTAAATACTAATTCTGATGCGTGAAACCCTAATAAATCGATATTAAAATCTTTTTCAGTTAAATGGTCTATTTCTAGCTTTAAAAGGTTGTAATCCCATTCTGAATTAAGCGCAATCTTGTTATCCGCAATAATTAAAGCTTTTTTCTGCGTTTCACTAAGTCCACTAAGCTCAATAGCAGGTATCTTGTTAATACCAAGCTTACGAGCAGCGAGTAAACGACCATGACCAGCAATAAGCCCATTATCCCCATCAACCAAAATAGGATTAGTCCACCCAAACTCTTTAATTGAACCTGCAATGGCATCAATCTGTTCATCAGAGTGTTTCCTTGCGTTGTTTATGTATGGGACTAATGAATCTATGTCCCTTAATTCAATTTTCGGTGGTTTGTTCTGCATGTTCTTCTTTAGGAAGTTGAGCTTGTACGGCTGCATTGGCAGTGTTAATAATTCGGTTATGCAACTCTTGTACAAGTTCCATAGGAAGTTTGCGTAAACCAGCTAAAATTAGCTCTATTTCTGCAGTCGTATGCTCAAAAGGCACTTTTAAATCTTTAATATTCATTTTTTTGCTTTCTTCTTAGCTGCTTCACGCTTTTCGCTATAAGCAATAGCAACAGCCTGTTTAATAGGCTTTCCTGCTTTTACTTCGGCTTTTATATTAGATTTAAAAGCTTCTTTGCTGGTTGATTTTTTTAATGGCATTATTTGCATCCCCAATTTTTAAGTGCTGCTTTAGCTCTAGGCGCATCGCCTTTTGCATGTTTAACAACTCCACCCATTCTTGCGCAGAATGATGCTTTTCTACCTTTATCCGCTTCTGTTTTAGGATGCGGAGCTGGTGCTTTTAAATGGCTACCGTTTTTAGCGTTATATTCAGCCCTGCCTTTAGCAGTCATGCCTGCGCCTTTTTCCGTAGGGTTAAAATTTTTGCCTTTACCAGTAGTGGTGCGAGCAATCGGTTTTTCCTGTTTTTTAGTAGCCATAATTATTTTTTCTTTGCAGTTTTTTCTGATTGTTTAAAAGCTTCGGCAGTCGGTGCGCCTTTACTTCCTACTTTGCGCATTTTTTCAACTGGCTTGCCTTCTGCCTTTTGTTTTTCTATTCGAGCCTGTTTTTTATGAATATTCGCATACAATCCGTTTTTAGTTGCCATGTTGTTCCTCTTGAATAAAGCAGACATCTTGCCAAGACATAACCAAATATTTATGACCATGTTCTTCATATTTAAAGTATTTAAGATATTCTTCTCCTTTGTCATCATTCATAGTACCAAAACGCACACGATCACCGACTGCGACAGGCATAGCTTCTCTGCGACCATTTGGCAATTTTTTTCCAGGACCAACAGCTATGATTACACCCATATTTTCAACTTCTTTGTTGTTCACAATAATGATGCTAGAAAGCTCACGAACATCAGGCTTGACAATAATTTTGTCTGCCATTGGTTTTAATTTCATGATTTTTTAGGTCTCCCACGCTGTTTCGGTGGTTCTACAAAAACGACTTCTATTTCTGACAGTTTTTCAGTAATAGCTTCTATCGCTTTGTTTTTTATAGCAGAAAATTCTCCGCACCAATCGTCATTAGACTTATTAGCGGATATTGGGTATCGCTTACAGATTCCCATTCGTTCACCTACAACGAAAAATAGACAAGAATTACATGTGTCTTTAGTATTTACAACAGCCATTTAGTTCTCCGATTACTATTTGGTTAGAAAACCCCTAGTGACCTTCACGCATTAGGGGTTTTCGCTTATTAACAGCTTTGATCTTTATCTTCCATAGCGTAATTCATACGCTTATGTTCGTAACAAATACCAGCAGTACGACCAGTATTAAATTCGCCATCTTTACCGATAGCATCTTCTTTACCCATCGCTACACCGCCACGCAACATTTCATGACGCTCACCGCTAGTGTCAGAAGCATCAGCACCTTTAGGCATCTTACCGCCTGTTGCGAGTGGAATACCTTTACTAGAATCCATCTTACCCATAATAATTTCCTCTTTTAGCTAAAAAGACTGCAAAAGCGCAGTTTCTTAATTTTAGGTCAATCTTATTCCATGTCAAGCATTTTAATTAAACGAATCGCAGCATCTACAGAATCTATACGACTGACTGTCCCACCTCGCCATTCACGCATAAATTTAAGCTGTGGCTCTGTGTATGTTGCTTTTTCGCTAGATTTAATTTCTACAAGCACAGTCTTTCCCCTGTAACCGATAAGCAAATCAGGGCATCCACGACCCACAGTAGAAAGATTAAGAACACTAGCACCGAGAGCAATAAAAGTATGAATAAGCTGTTTTTGGTTTTCATCTACCCTCTTTTTATAATAGGTCATTGGTTTTTTCTAGCAAATCCATTTCAGAGAAACCCCAATATTTTTCAAACCCTTTATGTCCAAGCTGATGAACTGCGGAATCGCCAAGTCTGTGGTGATAAGCGCAGAGGGGTATAACTGGCGCAAGGCTTCTTTTTCCACCAAATCTTCGGATATGGTGCATTTCAGTGGGCGAGTCTGCAATGTTTCGTACCTCGAGTTGTTTGCACAAAATGCAGCCCAATCGTGCCAATTTAGCATATTGTTTTTTTTCGGTTTTTGTCATTAAAACATTTCATCTAAATCTACATATTTAAAAAGCTCTTTAGGAACATCGTAATAGCCTTCATGTTTAAAGTTATCTCTTAACTCTATTATTGGGAATTCTAATGCTTTAGAGCCTAATATCCAATAAGCATGACTCATTTCATGCGTTAATGCAAAAAAAAGCGTATTTGGCACTTCTAACATATGCTTTTTACGAACAGGCACATGAATCGTACTGAAAGGGCAATAAGGTGTCCATACCCTTACTTCAACTTCCGCATATCCGACTATCACATCGTTTTTATAAACGATTAAATCTGTGCCGTAAATGTCAGGATTGTCTTTTACGACTACCCCTCGCTTCATTTCTAGCCATGCAGATACAGCCCTCCGAGCTGGAGGGTCGTATTTGTCATGTAATGTTTGGTCAAACTTTTTTATCTGCACCAGCAATATCCTGCAGTTTTAAACACATTTCGACTAAATTTGTAGCAATTTGATAAGCCAAAGCTTTATCTTGTTTAATCATCGCATCGTAATACTCTTGCGTAAGTCTTTTGGCTACTAAATACGGCAAACTAAAATCATTCATTACATATTCCCCTGTCTACGATTACTGGATAAAGTGCGCCAAATATCAATAATGCGCATTTCATGGTTTCTTTCGTTATCTATCTTTTTAAAACTTTTTAAGGCATTCGTCCATTGAACGACTGCTTCAGCGTATTTATCACTTGCTAGAGCCTTTGCTTCCCTTTCGGCTACAGTGCCTTCGGCTAACAAAAACGCATGGCTCTTGGCTTGTTTTAAGCCTTCCTCTAGGTATTTAACCTGACCAGCCCATGCCGCATGGTTTTCATCCGACATTGAAAGCTTAATTAATGCTTCTTCTACTCTATTTTCCGTCAATTGTTCTAAATTCATCACTTCCTCCAGTCACCTACTGCTCCACGATTACCTTTCTTCCATTGGTCATTAAAATCTTCAGAAATTAAATTCCAGCGTTTAGAAAGACCAATTTTTACTACCCACTCCCTAAAATTCTGCAGCCCTTGCTCTTGACGAGCTTTTAAAACGAAACGAATTTCGCATTGGTGGCGATATTCCGCACTAAGCAACCAACTTGCGTTTTTCACGATTAGCCAATACAAAGTTTTTCATTTCGTAATAAGAATTAAACCGAGATTTAGCAGGATCACCGCATTCAGCTCTATAAGCAGCCTCAATCTGTGCATCCGTACCTAAAGGTAATTCCCTGTTTTTAGCTTCTTCAACTAACACCCAATCCGCTTTAAACCCTCGCCAACCACGCTCACAGCACATAACCATTACCGCCTCTAAGCTTAATTGCGCTTTTTCAGCCTCACGCTGTAAGCCTTTAAGAGCAGTATCGGTAATCGGTGCTTTATGCTTTTCCCTTAACTTTTTGAAATCTTTAAAAACAGAATCAGCAACTCCGTCAGGAGTACCTATGTCTTTTATTGGTTTATGGTTATTGGTTATTGGTTTATGGTTAGCAATGCTATCGGTATGCGTTTTTAATGCGAACGCATTTTTACCTTTCTTTTTATCGCCCCAACGAGCCATAGCCGAGGCTCTAGCCTTATCGGACTTGCCATGATATTTAAGAATAGTATCTTCGCAACGCTTATGAATATAGCCATTTTCAGCTAATTCAAAGAAGTCAGACAGCACATTTTTAAGGGCATCTATTTCATCCGCAGTCCGAACGCTATGCGACCGCATAAGCTTTGCAAGGTCAGCGGATAAGGCATTTTCATCTAGGTAATAACTATCAAGTAATTGGCGATAAATGCCATGTTCCAACAAACTCAGATGCGAGGTATCTTTCCTGTAATCTGCTATGTTGTGCTGATAATAGTGCATTTATTCCCCTTTAAATAGGTCAGGTCGAAGCATTTCCCTAGTAATTTTGCCTTCCGTAATAGCCTCTATTTGTTTTAATCGCCCTACAGGGAATCCTTCCCTTTGCCACCTTTGAACACTCGTTGGAGTTACTCCAAGAGCCTTTGCAAAGCCTTTTAAGCTTCCAAACTCTAATTTTAAAGTTAAATTTATATCCATGAAACCTCCTTTTCTGGGATTTTACCCTAAATTTAGGAAAAAGGTTAAAAAAAATAATTTAATTTATTTTAATAAAATGCTTTTCTTTTCGTAAATTTTAGTTTAAAGTTCTTTCAGTGGTACTTTTTTATAACAATTGATGAAAGGAATTAAAAATGGCTCATGAATTAACAATGAATGGTGAAATAGCTGAAATGGCTTTCGTAGGCGAAACACCTTGGCATGGTCTTGGTCAAAAGCTGGAGCAAAACGCTTCTTTTGACGAATGGCAAATCGCTGCTGGCATGAATTGGTCTATTCAATCTAGTCCAGTAATGTTTAATAGCATCGGTAGCAAATATGATATTTTTAATGGTAAAAATGTTCTTTATCGTAGCGACAATAGCGAGCCTTTGTCTATTGTTTCTGACCGCTATCAAACTGTACAACCTGTAGAAGTTTTGCATTTTTTTAAATCTTTAGTAGAAGAAAACGGATTTAAATTGCATACGGCTGGCACTTTGTTCGGTGGTAAGCGTATGTGGGCTTTGGCTGAAACTGGCAATTTTGGCGAAGTTTCTAAAAATGACGGAGTCGGTGGTTTCCTGCTGTTATCTACTAGCTGTGATAAATCTATTGCTACTACTGCTCGTTTTACGACTGTCCGTGTAGTTTGTAACAATACTTTATCTTGGGCGACTACCGAAAATGCAAATATGGTTTCTTTTAGCCATCTACAAAAATTTGACCATGAGGCTGTAAAAGCTAAATTGGCAAATTCCGTTACTGCTTTCGGTGCATTTATGGAAATGGCTAAATTGCTTAAAAAACAGCAAATGAACGCTGTTGCCGTAGATACTTTCCTGTTTAACCTCTTAAAACAGCCTGAGGAGACTTGTCAAGAAGTTGCCGAGGGTAAGCCTTTTAAGAAAATTTTAAGTCTGTTTGAGGGCGAATCTAAAGGTTTTGAGCTAGCTGGAACTACAGGTTGGGGTATGTTAAACGCTGTAACAGAGTATTACGACCATCACAATACTTTACGCAGTCCTGATAGCAAACTTAACTCTACTTGGTTTGGGGTCGGTAATAAGGTTAAAAATAGGGCTGTTGAGCTACTTTTAGCATAAGTCGTTGATTTTAAAGGAGGCAGGGTAATTCCTGCTTCTTTTTTAAAGTTTTTTAATTTATTTTAAAAATATGCTTTACTTATCTAAAAAAACTCTTTAAAGTTATTCTAGTTGTTTAAATTGATGAAAGGAATTGAAAATGTTAGTTGAAATGTTAAATAAATCTACCTTCCGTGTAGTTCTAGGCTCTAACGAGCTAGATACTTATTATGTCCAAAAACGCAAAACTGGCACTTGGATTGTTGCCCAAAAAGGTCAAATTTTTGATTTTGCGCCTACTCTTGATAAAGCCATTGATTTAGCTGTTTCTATTTTTAGAAAGGTTACAGCATGATTACCAAATACAGGGCTTATGCCACGATCTCTTACGACCTTGTTTGTGAATTTGAGGTTGAAGATGGGGAAGAACCTTGGGAAGTTGCAAGGAATTTAGATGGGGAAGATTTTAAAGAAATAGACAATTCAAGCGATTGGAAAGTTTTTGACATTGAACCAATTGAGGAGGTTACAGCATGAAAGACTTTTTATACGCTTGTTTACTTGGTGCTGTTCTTGGTGCAATGTTTGCTTATGGTTTTTTAGGAGGATTTTAAAATGGGTATGTCTAGACATGATGCGTATTACGAGCCTGACGATTACGATGACCGCACAGACGAAATTGATGAGCGCACTTGGGAGCTT